ACAACGGTGGGTATGATCTCGAAAACTATATAATACAATATAAATCAGTTAATGATGTGTATTTCACAAGGCGTGTTCTTCCTCTTACGCAGTGTCAAATCAAAGACCCGTCCAGAGTAACTTTTGATTATTCGCGAAATAACATCGTTGTGGATTATTACGGCGACTTATCATCCAATCCGCCGATTCCAATCCAACCTTCGCTCACGAATGATGTGAGCTATAATGTTCGCATCGGAGTGCAAAACGATGTGGGAATACGATGGCTACCTGACCGCATTGGAACAACTGACGCGTATGCCACAATAATCCCAGGAACATTCGCCAAACCCGTTATGGATTTAAGCGCCACTATCGCCGACGGAACCACAAAACTTAGTTGGACGTGGAATCAGGGACTTTTGAACAATGGCTACCCCTTTGCAAATTACTATGTGGTGCGATATCGCCAGTATAACGATCTGTATTGGCACCCGTTGGTGTATCCACAATCGAGCGAAAAATTAAATATTAATGCCACCGTGAGCGGATATCTGATTACCACTGCAGAAACAGGTCGCGATAACAGCGGTAATTCCCAGCTTTTCCCAATCACCAAATATCAAAATGTTTCATTTCGGTATACCAATGCGGTGCGCGATACGTCAACCAATGTGTATGACTACATCGACCCATCATCTGCGCCATTTCAAGCTCGGCAGCCGCTTATGAATGGCGTTCCGTATGATTTTCAGGTAGCGGCAGTGAATCATATTACCCGTGGTCCGGATATGTGCATAGCGATTGGTCAGTATGCGCAAACACGCCAAACTCCAGGCAGAATACCCGATGCACCTGCGCTATTTAAAATTCAGAGAGAATCTCAACGTGCGGTTATAACGTGGTCAACGCCCGTTTCAAATGGCGGATATGCTATAACTGGATATCGCATACGCGTTCGTCCCAGGAGTTGCTTATCTATACCGCTTTCAGGGGGAGTGCCAGCGCTTACAACGGATGCGATTGCAACTGCCGTTGCAAGCTATAATCGTCAAGGGGTCGGCGTTTCTTCAAAAAATTATTACTTCACTCCGGCAATTGCAGCGCGGTATACGGATGCATCCGCTAATGTGTGGAATTCGACCGTATACACCGTCTCCATAAATGCGGGGAATACGTTCCAATTACCATTTCGTTTTTTTGAAACGAACGTGCCGTTTGATGTAGCAATATGCGCATCTAATTCACTGGGATTTGGACCCGAACTCTTCTTATCCGACAGATACGGCACGAAGGCGTATAAACCAGACGCACCCACTAAGCTGTCTGGCCAGCTTCTAAAAAGTGCATCACTGAAAGGCGGTAGCGGGGCAATATTTATAACCTGGACCACGCCAGCATATTATGGAGGCACACTTGCTACGTCATATAGTTATGAAATACAGTATGCGCTTATAGAACAAACGCCTGCAACTGGAGACGAGAGCGTGTGGTTTGCTCTAAATTCGAATCAGCAAATATTCGGAGAGTATTCTGCGCCGGCTGCAACGATAACTCCCGCGACGGTGATTACGTCGACGTATTCAATATACGCATCCGCAAGCGGAAAGATAGGTTCTTCATTTATGCAATGGGTTCGAGTGCGTGCAACTGCAAAATCAAATTCGAGCGGAGATGCCGCGTTAAGTGACACAGCAAGCGATTGGGCGGTGGCCGGTTTTACTATCATCGACTAATAAACACGTATAAAACATATAAATATAAGTAGTTTATTAAGTTTATTATATAAAGTAATAAAGTAACAGTAACTAACAAACAAGACGAAATTGAGATGATGAGTTCGGCAGATGCGTCACTGCGCCTGGCAGCTGAAGTGCATAAAAAGGTAAGACGTGATTTGAGAGACCAGCGTGTTATTCGAGCCGGTGCCAAATTCGTGGATATTGCAGATTTTATTGAAACTTCTACAAAAATGCACGCATCGGATATAATGGCATCATCATCATCATCATCGGAACACAATTTTACCACAATAAATGGTGGCATTGGATTTCCGGTAGGTATTTCTGTAAATGAATGTGCAGCACATTATCATCCAAGTTCAATGGATGACGGTATTCTCTCGATTTCTGATGTCGTAAAGATAGATTTTGGAACTGAGATAAACGGTTGGATTATTGATTCTGCATTTACAGAGCGCGTTTCATGCGACTGCGATTTCACCACAATATCGGCGAAACCAAATGACAAAACCAAAAATAATAGCAATAACCTGACGAAAAATATAAATCAAAATGAAATAGATGAAGAACGATATGAAGTGCTTGCCAAATGTATGAGAGAATCAACTGACACGGGTATACGAAACATCGGTATTGACGCTCCTGTGCTGGAATGGTCGCAATCTGTGGAAGAAGTTATGCGGTCATATGACGTGTATCCCATATCCAATTTGGGTGGACACAATATACTGCATGAAGTCATTCACGGAAACATGTTTCTACCGGGACGAGCGAGCAGCGTTCGCGATTCGCGGGAACGGTTTGTAGCGGGTGTATACGCAATCGAAACGTTCGGAGCAACGGATGCCAATTTGGAAACGGATTGTGAAGCTCGAGAGAAAGGAGCCGGCAACATTTATAGACTGAACCCCGGATTTATGCGATACAGTGCAGCGCAGTTAGCGTTTCAATTTCATTCACCAATTTTTAAAATACAATCCGTTCAGAGACTATTCTCTCAAATAAAAACGCGGTTCAAGACTTTGCCGTTTGCAGAGCGGTATACTAACTCGTGTGACCGAACTCCGTTGGCGTTGCTTGTGAAACATGACGTATTATATTGCTATCCGCCACTGTGCGTTGAACGCGGCGTAACCGCGCAGTTTGAACACACAATCATGTTGAAAGATGGCGGAACTCCGGTGACCGTATTTTCGCGCGACGACGATTATTGATAGATTATTAATTTATTATTATAATAACTAATTTAATATAAGTATAATATATATAATTCATAAATTCATAAGCAAGTTACATGAATATAAATATTCCGCTTTTAGCAACGCTGGAAAACCCGACCTTTGTCTCTGTGGCGTTTCACCCAACCGCAAACCCACCGCTTCTGGCAACCGGCAGCTACGACGATACCGTGAGATTGTGGTTGCTGTCATCCGACTATTCGTCTGCGACTTGTGTGGCGACTCTGGTGGGGCACACAGGCTATGTCAACTCTGTGGCGTTTCACCCAACCGCAAACCCACCGCTTCTGGCATCCGGTAGCAACGACAACACTGTGAGATTGTGGCTGCTGTCCTCACACGACAACTCGTCTGCGACTTGTGTTGCGACTCTGAAGGGGCACACAGGCTGTGTCAACTCTGTGGCGTTTCACCCAACCGCAAACCCGCCGCTTCTGGCAACCGGCAGCTACGACAAGACCGCGAGATTGTGGCTGCTGTCATCCGACCACTCGTCTGCGACTTGTGTGGCCATGGCGGGGCCCGGCAGCTGTGTCAACTCTGTAGCGTTTCACCCAACCGTAAATCCGCCGCTTCTGGCAACCGGCAGCACCGACAGCACCGTGAGATTGTGGCTGCTGTCATCCGACTACTCGTCTGCGACTTGTGTGGCTACTCTGGATAAGAGCAATGGAGGGCACAGCAGGTCTGTCGGCTCTGTGGCGTTTCACCCAACCGCAAACCCGCCGCTTCTGGCAACCGGTAGCATCGACAGGACCGTGAGATTGTGGCTGCTGTCATCCGACTACTCGTCTGCGACTTGTGTGGCGACTCTGGTGGGGCACAGCAGGTCTGTCGACTCTGTGGCGTTTCACCCAACCGCAAACCCGCCGCTTCTGGCAACCGGTAGCGACGACAAGACCGTGAGATTGTGGCTGCTGTCATCCGACTACTCGTCTGCGACTTGTGTGGCGACTCTGGATACGAGCATTGGAGGGAACCGCAGGACTGTTTGGTCTGTGGCGTTTCACCCTACGGCGTCGCTTCTGGCAACCAATACAGGGAACATATGGAACTGCAGGCATTTGACTAACCGGGGTCAACTTGCGATAGCGTCGCGAGGGTTTGGCGCAATGTCAAGACTTATCGCCCAAAGAATGGGTCATGACCCATTAGTACATCCCACACTTACATTTAAAAGGAACCTTTTGAAGGGTATAATTGCTAACACCACAAAAAAATCGTTGGCGCGTATGTTTGGATCCACCGATATAGCGGACCGGTTGAAACGATATTTCTCCCATGGCGCACGTGCGCCTGGCATGCACGGCATCATGCAGAGTAGTAAACTTGCGTTTCCACAATTTCCTTTGCAGAGTAAGCATGTGCTGACATTAAAAAATGGCGAAAGTCCAAAGGGGTCCAAAGTCCAAAATGGTTCTAAAAGCCCAAATGGTTCTAAAAGCCCAAATGGTTCTAAAAGCCCGAATGGTTCTAAAAGCCCAAAAGGCCGTAACGGTGGTTCAAGACGTAGAAAAATAAAGGCAAAAAATAAATCTGTAAAAAAAAATAAAACAAATTAAAATTTTTATAATATTATACAAAATACAATACAATACAATACAATATAACAACAAACCATGCAACCAGATTTGCACAGATTTAACACAGGAGATATTCTATTATACAATACCACCAAATACTGGTACTCTCGTATGATAGAGTGGTTCACAAGTTCGGACTACAGTCATATAAGTATTGTATTGCACCGCCCTACATGGTTGGATGAAAGCTTGTGCGAAGAGGAATACTATGTATTGGAAAGCGGCAAAGAGACATTTCCAGACGCAGTTTCGGGTGATTTCAAGTTCGGGGTGCAAGTGTGTCCGCTATCCAAGGTATGGGCCGAATATGCGAAAGGTGACTACGGCCACTTGTATGTGCGTCGTATCCGATTTTACTCCGATGCCAATACTGACGCCGATTCTGGTAAACGCGCAATGACGGAGGGTATAAAAACTGCATATTCGAAAACAAGGAGCTGTCCATATGACTTGAATCCAATCGATTGGATAAAATGTTATTTTGATGAGTCGAAAACGTTTGAACAAATTGACGCGACAAATCAGAGCGTTCAAAAAACAACTTCATTTTGGTGCAGTGCATTGGTGTCATTTATTTTGATTGCGGGCGGGTTTTTAGATAAAACGGTTCCATGGACGGTCATTACCCCGTATGATTTCAGCGCATTTTGCAAACAACGACGACTTACGTTTAAAGGGTGTGATTTTGATGCGGACGTAAAGTTATGTTGAATATGTTGAATATGTTGAATATGTTGAATATGTTGAATATGTTGAATATGTTGAATATTATTTTATTTTTTTTAATCATCGAACATTGATTGATTGATACATGCCCGAACCATCGTAACAAATGCGCACAAATAAAATATATTGTGATATATAATATATATATTATGTTCGAAAATCACTTAAACGGACATTTATAGTAGGTGTATAACCAACAACCACACCACACACGCTCTCAAAATGGCCAAAGTTGCTCCTGCTTCTACCCCCGCTTCCGCCGCTCCTTCCAGTTCGGCCACTCAATCTTCCGCTTCTGCTGCCCCCGTCGCTAAGCCCAAGACTCCTAAGCCCGCCGCTGCATCCCCTGCTCCCGGCGCCGCTTCTGCATCCGCCGGTGGCGCTGCTGCCGCCGCACCCAAGCCCAAAATCGTCAAGCAGAAGCCTGCTGCTGCTGCTGCCGCCGCGTCTCCTGCCGCCGGTGCAGCGAGTGCTGCTCCTGTTGTAGCTGACGCTGCCGCAGCGGTTGCCGCTGACAGCGGCTTGTTCGCTGCGTCTCATTCCAAGTTGCAGACCCTCGTGTCCGCTCTTGCATCCCTCCGTTCCGAGCTTCGCGGTATTGAGCGTCAGGTTGAGCGCGAGTTGCGTGCCGCCCGCAAGGCCACCGAGAAGAAGCGTCGCAAGAATATTAATCGCCAGCCTTCCGGCTTTGTGAAGCCCACTCTGATTTCCAACGAGCTCGCTGCCTTCCTCGGCAAGAGCAACGGTTCCGAGATGGCCAGGACTGAGGTTACTCGCGAGATCAACACCTACATCCGCGACAACAAGCTCCAGGACAAGGAGAATGGTCGTCGCATTCTTCCTGATGCCAAGTTGAAGAAGCTTCTCAAGTTGAAGGACGGCGATGAGCTGACCTACTTCAACCTTCAGCGTTTCATGTCCCCTCACTTCTCCACCGCCGCCAAGGTGGCCGCCGCCTCCGCTGCTGCCAAGTAACGAAGTAAAAGTATACTTGGATTTTAAAGTTTAAAACCAAATTAATTTAATTATAGAAAAATACAAAATCGTAAAAATATAAACCGTAAACCCAAATATAAAAATGAGTGTGCCGATATTCGGTAACTCATTTTTATGCGAATAATGTAGGTTGTTTCGAATGAATAAGTCCCGTGAATGGGTCAGGCGTACCCCTTTCAAGATTACGCAACAACGTTTGTATAGAACTACCGTGGCCGTCGATTACGTTATGTTTAATATTCCTCAAAATGATTTTATGTGTATATAAGTTACGTGCACGCGTCTTAAAATCTCGTCTAATGGCGCTACGGGTTTTAGTATCAGTTTCGGCGACGGTTGATAAGTCTCGTGTAAATGCATCCTGTATGAATTGAATTCTATTATGAAAATCGTCGAGTTTGGTAGTTGCATCCCGTAATATGGCTGCAAGATACTCTTTATACAAGTTTAGATTAATCTGTGTTGGGTTATTTCCAGGTAGTTCTTTATCATTGATTTTTTTGCTTGCATTAGTGGTTGCATCCGTAAGTTGAGTTCTAACGGTATTAATTTCCATATTATACTTGGCGATGATATCTTCGAAAGTTGAAGAAGCATTCGGAGTTGTTGGAGACGGTTCCGGAGCAACGCGTGGAGATTTACTAAATAATCTACTAATAAATGCTCTACCGCCTTTAGTTGTTCTGGTCCTATTGATGTTCTTTCGATTTGTGCGGCGAATTCGCCTACTTGCGCGATGACGACGAATATTTCTTAAACTTTTACGCATTTCATATATGGTATAAAAATAAAATAAATAAAATCATAATAAAGATATTATGTGATTAATATTAAAACAATAACAACAATAATAACAACGAAATAGATAAAATGAATATTAATAGTAGTAATAACAGTATTAACATTAACAGCGGTCCGGTGACAATTACGATTGGTATCTCGTGCAATGTTTTTGATTCGTATCAGAACATTCCACTTACACTATCGCATACGTTTATAAATGAAGTGCTAAATATGAATTCAGCTGAGGGAATGAAGGCGCTATCTCGACACATTTGCACACACGCGATAAGTGTAATCTACGAAGATTTGGCCGCTCGAAATGACCAGGCAAAAATACGACAACTCATACAAAAAGTGCAGCTGTTTCACATTCACGGCCGAACGGCGCGCGATATTATTTACCCGTCGAATTATGATGACGCGCACGCGCACCACGGAAGACATGTGTATGTGTGCACGCATTGTTGACTAAATTAAATTATGATTATTATGATTGTGGTAATGTAAACGTCCACGATTTGACGTCCTTCAATATATCAGAATTAACCATATTTCTTTGTTCACTTGCTTTATCAAAAACAGATTTTGCATTTTCAAGCATAGAATTTGCATTTTCAAGCATAGAATTTGCCCTTTTAACTGCTTCTTCTTCCTGGTCGGATCTTAATTTGTCTTCATTTTTTATAACACCAATACGTTTCATTGCATCTACTAATAATTTTGATTTTATTATTATAAGTGATAATGCAAGTGGAACATGTTTTATAGGCCAATAGGTTGAGTCTATATTAGCAGTAAAATGCCCACCTGGTATAACATTAACAATATATTGAACATCACCAGATAATAGATTTCGCTGCACCCATATATTCGCAGTTCCTCCATATGCACCATGACTAGCATAACTGTATGGTTGGTCCCCGACAAATGTTATGACGTTATTATCATCGTAAGTAACTACCCCATTATTATCACGAACACTATTAAGTGTTTGTATTAATGCTTCTTTAACAGGTAAAACAGTATATTTTTGTTTGCCGTCTATGTCTTGAATATTTCCAGTAATAAAAGTATGTGGGTCATATTTTTCATTATCAGTCGGCTTAACATACTGATAAGGGTTTGGCTCGTTGTATGATGGCAATGGCGGTGCCGACGATGACGAAACTGGTGATGGTGGTGGCGGTGGTAACTTGGGTGTTGTCATTTTAAAATGAGGAGGACGAGGAGAATGAGGACGAGGAGAAGGAGGAAGATGAGGAGGAGGATGAGGAGGAGGAGAAGGTAATGGTGCCGGTAATACTGGTGTCGTTGTTGGCGTCGGTATTTCCGCATCAGGTTGGATTTTAAACCAATTTGTTTTGGATTCGGGACCTACTACCTGAGGAGACACATCCGGTGCGGATCTCCCAAACCATCTTGTGTACCATCTTGTGTTTTCAGGTTTCGGTGGCGACGACCTTTTTGGCTGGGACACTATGGTGGTGCTACGATTAGCATTGGCCGTTCTGAAGTTTTGCCACAAAGATCGGATACTCCCACCACGACCGCGACTATACTTTTTTCTCGTTGTATTTATTTTTCGTTTATAATTTCCAGTTTTAACCCGAGATTTATTTATGGTTTTTATATATCTACGATGACCGTGGCGATGCCTCGTTCTCAATCTTAATCTGGTGGTGGTATTACTATTGTTTCGGCGGGTCATGTTTTAGGTTTATCCCTGTTTTGTAATCGGTTAATAATATACAACAATATAATATTACGTAAATTAATTAATAATTAATATTATAGTGACAAATATATCCAAATATCAAAATATCAAATGATACTATTGATTAATAATAAGCGGTCATTAAAAGAATATGCGCCGTCTGTTAATACGAAGATATCATCAGTTCCTAAATTAAAACGCGCATTACACCATCTTCATTTAAAATTTCATGAAGTAAAAGGTGTAGACGAACAGCTTTTGAATCCGTCGTCGCAATTGCATCGACAAATCACGGGCGTCATCATATCCGGCAGTTCATTGAAACTGAGTAGCGATTTGGATATATCGCAGTATGTTCACATATTGCGATACTTGCAAGCGTTCAGCCATCTACCGGTGCTTGGTATATGTTTTGGAGCACAGTTGCTTGTATGTTTGTATGGCGGAAATGTGGTCGACCAGGGCAAATACATTTGCAAAAAACTGCCTGTTCGCATTTTACCTCGAAATCCATTATTCGCAGCGAATAGTGCCACCGATGCCACTTCTGCAAGTATTATAAATCCAATGTTCTGTTTCTCGGACCTACCGGTAATACGTCACGGTGGTCGCAAACGCATAACTCCTATCGCGTGGATGAGACATAATTCCGAAACTGAAATTCCGGTAGCGTTTGAATTTGAAAAGGGTCAAGTGTATGGATGTTTGTTTCACCCCGAGTGGTGCGAAGACACGTTCTTCATTCTCTCGAACTTGTTTCGAAATGCGTGATTATAATGATGTATGTATTAATATTATTAATATTAATTACGACGAAACTTCACTGGACAGTAAGTATTTGGAAATCATGGTATTAGATTCCAGCACTTTGCGCGGACACAGGGCTGCAAACCATTGATACGCCGTGCGTTTCAGAATCTCGTCGGCCGGAATATAGATACCGAGGGCGTCAGGTGAAAGAACGAAATCTTCCTCGCTGAGTAAATGTTCTATGAGAATCGGTTTCGCAGTGCGCATATTTTTGCAGCCCAAATCGGCAGCCGAGATTTGCCCGATTCGAAACGTTTTTGATTCCGAGTCGTCAGCACCACCGCTCGGCGTTGGTAATAGCTCTGCATGCATCTGTCCGAAGAACCAGCGACCGGGTTCGCCCACAAAATCAAACTCGCTGCTCGAGTCCATAGAAACGGCGCGCTCCAAGTGCGAGATATATGCGCGCATTGCGGGGCTTTCGCGTCGGCAGCCCATAACGCGAGTTGACGGGAAAAACCGGACTTGGGATGTCACGCTGGTTCGAGCGGGCATTTCGCCCACGAACGCGTCGTATTTTTCCGAATACTCCTTGTATTTCGGGTAAAGGTCA